TGTCTGGATTGAAGTTGTGCATGTAGCTGATGCAGTTTTCAATGCCATCTGAAATCATTTCTTCTTTATAAGAATAGTTGACAAAGTTACCCTTGGTGGCTAGCTTAGTTGCGATCTTGAAGATACACACACCAATATACTCAGGGATTCTTGGTACTGGTAACCCTGCTTCTAGCGCATCTTGCTTTTTCTTACGATAATCAATCAGTGCATTGTAGAATGATTTGTTGTCAACATAATGTCTGCTGGTATCTTTAGGTCGTGCCATAATATATTCCCTTTTCTCTTGACTTTTTCCACAGCTTGTATATAATAAGCAATGTGCTTTAATGAATACTAGAACTTAGTGGTATTAGAGATTGATCATCATCTTCAGATTGATATCTCATTGTTACATTCTTCTCATAGAATGTAACTACTTCTTGCTCTAGATTAGATACGAATATAACATGTTTCTTATCTAAAGTAAAGAGAATATTGACATCATCGAAAGGATTCAATGAGGTAAGATAAGCTTGAAACTTACCAGTGTCTTCGTCGTAATAGCGATTCGCGACCATTGGATACTCAACAACATATCCAGTTTCAGTCTCGGTATCGAACCTAGACATTACCAACTCTCCTGTTACCAACTTTAATAGAATGTGTGTTGGAACAGGTTCTTTAGATGTCGATGTCATAAATCTTGAAAGCAAACTCTTCTTCTTCATAAATCTTCTTTCTCTCTTTGAGATGTTGCATAGTATAGTTCTGTTTGGACTTCCATGAAAGGTCATCTGCTATATCAAAAAGAGTAACAGAATCTTTTATGTTTGACTTTCTTAACCCTCGACCAATAGACTGAAGTGTTTTGATCTTGGACTTGCCTGGTGAAGCAAAGATGATATTGTGAATGTTCTTGATATTAACACCCGTGGAGAAACGTACCAGAACTGGCTACGATAATCGCGCCATGTTCAACCTCCTGTCCCACTTTATTTGGTTTCATTTTTCTTATTCTTTCTTCTCTCTAGCATCATTGCTTTGAATGCAGGATCTTTCCAACGCTCTTTTAGTTTGCTACCGTCAGAACCTCTTTTTGGTCTATTTTTCATTTTTTCTAGATATTCAGGATCTTTCCATTTTTCTTTCAACTTATAGCTAGCGTCTTGTCTCTTATCTATATCACCATTCACTTCCGACATGGTTGTGACAAATCTACTATAAAAAACTTCGTCTGAGTATCGGTTTTTCATATATTCTGTGTGTTGCTTATGTCTCTCTTCCGACCAACTCATATTATGCACTCTAACGTCATATTCTTCTGGTGTTAGATTCATCCATTGTTCTCTAAAAAATACACTAAGATTTTTGCTGTGCAATCTTTTGATCCATCCATACTCTTTATTACACAAACGTCTATCACTATTATGATACATTAGCATTGTTGTCGCATATATCAGCTTAGGATTATTTGGGTGCATTTTTATCAAAAGCTGATGGGCAACATAGTGTTCTTCTGGTGTTAGCTTCACAAGATTGCTGGAATCATCAGTGCCACCTAAACATTTAGGAACAATGTGGTGTTTTTCATAATAATCATCTACATTGATGCATCTAGTCTTTCCACGTTGTACTAACTCTCCGTAGATTCTCGTGTAGTCCATATAACTTTGCCTATCAATGTTGACGCCTGTATATTACTTATACATTTACTGGTGTCAACATCATCATTTTCTGTAATGTTGTCAACTTTTTTCGTTGTACCATCCATTAGAGGTACGTTTTGGCCATCTTTTATTTTGAGAATGAAGTCATCAAAGTGTAATGATATCACGGTGTTTGTCTGCGTTTCTACCAGCTTACGTATTTCTTCGCGAACGTCACCATCAACACCGCCATAAATGAAATGTATAGGTCTATCGCCAGCAGCATCCTGTATAGATTTATACAACTCTTTTCCGTGCTTCTCCACGTATTGAAAAAGAAGTAGAGTATTACCTTTTAGAGATAGAGCAAGGTTTTTAACAAACTTGTTGCGCCCTTGATGACCAACGATAAAATCCATCTCTTGTTTATAGTCATTGTCCTTGTTGACCTTGCGGACTTCTTCTGCATACTTCAAAACAAGAATCTTGATTTTCAGTTCCGCTAAATGCTTTTGGTCGATAAGATCGGCCGTTGATGCAACTCGCTTTGCTGTACCAAATAACCCTTCTAATACAAGTTTGTTTGTTTCAATACCATCTAATGTGCCTGTGAATCCAAATCGGTGTTTGCAATTCACCATTTTGTCCATGATTGTTGTAAGAGACTTTGCTTTGAATAAGTGTGCTTCATCCCCCATTACAACATCATATTGTGAAAACCAATCTTTGGATTGCTTGACAATACTCTGCCAAGTGCTTACTGTTATCATTGCATTTGTTTTCTTGTCAGCACCAGCAGTGATCTTGTGTACTAGTTCATCATAGCCATAAGACTTAAAATCATCTGCTAACTGATGAACCAAAGAAATAGTTGGTACAATGATTAGAGTTCTTTTAGCGTAATACTGTGCGATCATATAAATGATCAATGACTTACCAGAAGCGGTAGGAGACAGCAGGAGCGATCTTGTCTTTCTTACCGCATGTGCCAGCGCCGCTAACTGGTAATCGCGTGGTGCGAACGGGAGGCTTAAGGATTGAGCAAAATCTTCAGCTTCCCTTAGTGAAAATGGTGTTTCGTTAAACTCATCACTAAACTGGACATCATATCCACGATTACGAGCGAATGCTAGGACGTTTTGAAACAATCCTGCATACAACGTGCCCGACATTAGATGGTAGAGTCTAATGCGGCCGTCCCAGGTTCTGTTTCGGTAAGCTGGACTAAACTTTGCGCCGGGTACCTCGAAAGTAAAATATTCGGATAATTCCATTTTTATATTTCGTTCACAATCTATACGAATGTGTACCTCGTTTATCTTTGTGATGTATAAAGTATCTGTCATTATGTCCCGTTCTTAAATCTCTGCCAATCAATATAGTTCCGAACCTGCCAGCCTCTTTCACTAATAATCTTAATGATAGATTCTAGTACAGTTGATTTTTCTTTTTGATATGAAATCTTCAGTGTTAGATTGATGATGTCTTGGTCTGACTCGATATGCATCGGAATATCAGACTTAAGAATAGCGCGAGGATTAGGTTTCCATTCACGTTCTTCTAGTGTTTCGCGATCAAGTGTACCCATGAAGTATTCAAACTTCAGATGATACAACTGCTTGTAATCTGTTTCTAGTTTTCGAAGCTGTAGTCTTTCCTTAGAAAGTATCTGCATATATTTATGATGTAGTTTTGGGATATTTACTGCAACCTGATCAATCGCAGTGGTATCAATCTCTGAGTCTTTTGCCCAGAGGTCATAGATTTCTTCAAGCTTCATTTCACTTCCTTATTACAAATGACTGATATATCAGTCACAAATACATTTTATGACTTAGGTATCAGTCATTATAATCTGGTGTAGGTATACTCTCTATATGAAAACTCTGCTGTAGCCGTAACGTAGTTTACATCAGTTTCAGTGGAATCAAATCTGAAACCCGACAGTGAAATAGGGTTGACATCACTAAATGTGATCTTAAGATTTGGATTCATTGTACCATTCAATACAATCAAGTCCGCGTCTACCAGAACACCGAAACCGTTTGGCTGTGCATTCAATGCTGCATACTGATTGAAACTCTCTGGAGTACCAATACCAGTCATCCAGTCATAGATTTCAAAGTAGTTGTACATGTCTTCGTCAATCTTGAATGTCAACGAGAATGTATCAAACGTCAATGGAGTACCTGGCAACTGTATCTTACCGAAAGGTGTCTGTTGATTTCTGCTAGTGCTTAGACTGATGCGAGGAAAATCAAAGCTTTGGGCAAAGTAGTCAACATTTGGATTCTTGGTGAGATTAAACTTATATCCAAGCGGGCTGAGAAAGTCGATTGATACAGGTTGAGTTGGATTTGTCATAAAACATCTTTCTTTTTGTATGGACCTCGTTTGATTCCAGTTCGCGCTAATCCGCTTTTTCTTCCTGCTTCCTTCATCAATTCTTTTGGTCTAGATTTTTGTGCGATAGACTGTTTTTCTTTCCAAACATCACCCCTATTTCTTGCATTTTCCCTAAACGCGCATAGAGTAGCTTCCGAATACACTCCAGTTTTTCCTTTATTCCAGGGCTCTTTACCAAGTAGGATTTTAGATTTATTATCTTTCCATTCCTGAGTACGCTCGTATTTGCCCATTTTTGCGCTATTAGATTTAGGCTTCCTCATCTTCTGCCTGGTCTCTTCGGTGTGTTGCCATCCTGATATTCTGCCGCCGCTTATATTCTCTACGATCAGATTGGCCCATTCTTTAGATTCTACTATATTATTATCTTCGGAAAACTTGATTGCAAAATCTCTAGCTTCTTCCTCGTCATAAAACGAGAACAACTCTAACGTTTCTTGTTTAGAATTGTGTTTTTTTAGATGATCTTTCCAGTAGATTCCAGAACCCGTATATGAT